TTTGCAGAATACAAAGCAAACAAAGGGGCTATAAAGTCTTGATTATTATTAGCCCGTTGACACCTCTGTGTCAACAACTAAAAAAAACCCTGTGTAGCCATGAAAAAGCCAAAGCAATTATCAATTTTTTCTTTATCATTAAATCATTTATTAAAATGAAAAATTCTAATTTTAAGACCGTTCAACGGACTACTCCACGCAAACAAAAATACTTGGTTATTCGTCGTGGGGGGACACGGTTAACATGACAAAGTTCTTTAATCATTATTGGGATGCGATTACAATAGGTTTTACTATGTCGCTTCTTAACGTTGAATTTATTCAACAACTGCTATTATCAATTATTTCAATCACTCTAACTACTTTTGGTAAATATGCTGTTGATATGCAGATTCAAAAGTGGAAAAACAATAAAAAATAATGAGAGACGCAAGGCAAGAAATGGAAAATAATTTGATGATTCCGAAGCCAAATAGAGCTTGGCATAATCTCAGTTATCAGCATTTAACAGCGATGAAAATAGGCTATCTAACGCCTGTCGGCTGTATTGAAACTGTGCCAGGCGGCACGTATAAAGTCGGAAACGAAACAGTTGTCCGACTTCAGCCATTGGCTTCACCAATGATGCACTCAATGAATATCAAACTTCATACTTTTTATGTTCCAAATCGAATCATTTGGGATGGGTTTGAAAGATGGATTCAAGGCAAAAACGACCAATATACAGGACTTGCGCCTATAGCTCCGTCGTTTGAGCGTTCACTTCTCACTAAAGATGCGGACACAGGTACTACACTTCCTGTTTTAGCGGATCACTTCGCCTATCGTTATATGATAGATGGCGTTGGTGATAACGCAAATCTTAACCCGCTTCCGTTTGCGGCTTATCAAAAAATCTATAACCATTATTATCGTCACAAGGCCGTTACTCCCGAAGTCCTTGACAGGTGTATAGATGGTGACAACGGTACGGATTTTGACGAATTGACAAAAATTCGCAAGATTACGTATCAAGACGATTATTTTAACCTCGCATTGCCTACCCCTCAGCAAGGTGCACCCGTATTTGTTGATTCAGATGCACAGGTATTTCGTAACGCTGCTGATACTACACTTGACGGTACACCGTTTGACGTAGTTGTAGAGGGTGCAACTGCAAATGCAAACGATAGTGTCGAGGCGAATGCGTTGTTTGCTCGTTCTCGCATAATTATGGAAGAAATCCGTCGGGCGGCTCGTTTGCAAGAATTTGAGGAAATGTCACGTCATGCACAAACGTACAAAGACTATTTGATGGCAATGTTTGATGCAAAATTGCCTGACTTTCGTGCGGATATTCCTGTTTATGTGAATGGATTTAGCCAACCTATTGTAGTTAGTGAGGTGACAAACCAATCGGATAACTTCCAAGGTAGGCAAACAGGTAATGCAGGCAGTTATTCTACTGCTGAACAAGAAACGTTTTACGCACATGAACACGGTTATTTGATTACGGTCGCCGCTGTAACTTATAGACCGTCGTATATTGCTGCCATGCCTCGTTTTGCGTTCAAACAAAATCGTTTCGATTACTTTCACCCTCAGTTCGACACGCTCGGAGAACGTGCCATTTTCAGAGGTGAATTATCGGGGCATACTTTCACACTCGACGGTACATTCGGCTATATGCCGCAAAACAGTGAGTATAGGTATACTTTCGACCTCGTTACTGGGGAGATGGCAACGCTTAATGCCCATTGGCATCTTGCTAGAAGTATAGAACGTGACCCAATACTTACCGAAACCTTTTTCGAGATTAACGACGAAAGATGGGTATTTGCTTTTCGTAACGTGAAATTTAGCCCTATTATAGTGCAAACTATGCACCATATAAACGCTGAATTACCAATACCTCAAGTATCACGACCAACAATTTAAAAACAAAGCCCTCCCCCTAAAAAGGGGGGGCTATTTACTAATATCAAAATAAATAAAATGAATTTAATGCTTGCACAAGGACTTGCTAACGGTGCTAATACATTAGTCGGTCAAGGTCTCAATATGTTGAATTACAATAGACAAAGGCGTGATTCACTAGCAGATTATAACATGCAAAATGAGTATAATAAGCCTATTAATCAAGTCAAACGATTGACAGAGGCGGGGATTTCTCCCTATGCCTCTAGTGGTCAATCATTACTGGCATCTGCTCCAACGCCTCGACCCGCTACAATGGGTCAATCTAATACATCTAAGCCGTTGGACATGATGACATTACAACAAGGTGTAGAACAAGTCAAATTGTTGAAATTACAACAACAAAAAGTTATGGCGGACACTGCAAATGTAGATGCGGATACAAATAACAAAAAGTTGGAATACGATACAAATATAGATGATTGGAATGACCCAAAACTTACAGGTATTTTGGCCAAAAGAAAGCATTTTGATTTAGATAATATTCTTGCTATGATAAATAAAAATTCTAATCAAGCTTCTTTAGCAGGTCAACAAGCTAGTAATGCGGCCGCTCAATACAAAGGTATTCAAGCTAACAGCGATATAGCACAAATAGAGAAGTTGTTTCGTAGTCAATTATTACAAGGTAAAGCCGATGTATTACAGGGGCAAATAGGTATGTATAAGAACAAAAACTACTGTGACGAAATACAAAACTACTATGCAAAGAAAGATTTTGGCAATCAATCAAGTCTTATTCAATCAAACGCTGTAATTCGTAAACAGGAAGCAGAATTAGCCAATATATTACCCGCTTCTATGCGTTATTTTCTTGAAAAAATGGGCGGTAATCGTGCAATTGGTAGCGGTATAGGCGTTTTACTTCGTAGATTATTATTTAGATAATGTGTGTAAATCCACAAACCAATCAACAAGGTAATACATATAAGTGTGGCAAGTGTACTCAATGCCACACGTCATATCTTCAACATTGGACATTTAGGTTACAAAGGGAGATGGCGGGGAAGCCCGCCCTCTTTCTCACACTTACATACGATTATTTTCATATACCAATGAATCAAGGCAAATTTACTTTGCGCAAAAAAGACTATCAAGATTGGTTAAAAAGACTTCGTAAGGCACTACCCGACAGGAATATAAAATATGTAATATGTGGCGAATATGGCACTGAAAACAACAGACCACATTATCATGCTATTATAACAGATTTATCGTTAAATGATGTCAAAGTTATTAATGAGACATGGAAAAACGGACTTGTACACTTTGGTACGGTTTCACCTGCTTCAATAGCTTATACATTCAAATACAGCGTTAAAGGTGCTTTAAAGCCTGTGCACCATTCACAACAAAAGCCATTCGTTTCCATGTCAAAAGGCATTGGCGAAAATTGGGCTTTTGAAATCAAATATGTAAAATATACAGGCATAGATAAAAATAAAAAGCCTTTTACACGTTATAAAAAACTTCGTATTCCGAAACAACACTTTAAAAGGAAATTAGATTCGTTACTTTCTATGCCATATTATCAAATACCAAGCATGAACGGTGGTAATGTTAAAATGTCCGTTCCTCGTTTCTATCTTAATGCTGCGGGGTATGATACTACTGAATTAGGAGAGTTATTTCAGCAAAAAATGACAAATGATTATGCTAAAATGCCGTATAGACAAAAAATTTACTATGATAAGATTAGTGTTATACAACGTAAAGGAGACGTACAAACAGAATTATCAAAACGCAAATATTCAATATCAAAAGAAAGGTTGTGAAATATACAGATATTAAAAAACAACATAAACAACAACAAGAAGCCGAACAAATACGGCTTTTGTGTCAACATCTTCGTGATGTAGGCTTGTTGCATACTTATATAGAGCAGCAGTTTGCCGCTTACGAGAAGCTCCGTGCAACGGAAAAAACTCCGAGTGCCGATTTCGACCAAAGGGAGCAATAGACCCCATTAAAATTTTTATTATAGATACAAAAAAAACTGTAAAAAGTTAGGAAATGTCAAAAACGTTTTTGAATATTGCAGTCTATTAACAATTTTTATTAACGATTAAAATTTATTTTAATGGAAAAAGGTGGTTCAAGCGTTTATAGGTATTGGAAAAGTTACACCAATATTCATACGTTTCATTATTTGGAGACGACGGATACCAATCCCGAGTTGTTTTTTCTTATTCCTTTTCATGCTATTTCTATTCCTTATTGGGAAAGCGAAGCAGGAAAAGCAGAATTAACAGTGGCAGATCTTGCAGACAGCATAGAAGCTATGCTTGCACGTCGTGAAAGCGGTTTACCCGCTCCTACTACTATGTCTGCCATGCGGTCGTATCCGACCGACCCAAGCACGCAACGTTCCGCAGCCGCATTCTTGAAACAGATCCAAGAGGATGGTAAAAAGGAACTTGCACAATTAGACGCAACATATAAAGCGTCAAAACAACAAAAGGCAGATGCGAAAGCGAAAGCAGATGCCGACGCAAAAGAGTTTGCAGAATACAAAGCAAACAAAGGGGCTATAAAGTCTTGATTATTATTAGCCCGTTGACACCTCTGTGTCAACAACTAAAAAAAACCCTGTGTAGCCATGAAAAAGCCAAAGCAATTAT